CTGCACATTGTAAAGACCAGAATAGTCTACTTTTATTTTGTATCCGTCTACAATACTTGTGCCTAAAGCGTAGTCTGTAACATTAAGACTAATGTTTGCTGTAGCTGTAACTGTTGCTATTGTTTGGTCAGTAGTATCTTGAAATGCGCCATATGGGAAGTATGTACTAGCTGCAGTTTGTGTTTTAGGTTCTAGTCCAATATAAGAGTTATAACCTATACGTTCATCAAATATTGTAGTAGATGATGCACCTGAAGCTGCTAAAGTAATATCACCTGTATTGTTAGACTTACCTTCTACAAGGTTGTTTACAATTTCAGCTACACTTCTAGGGTCACCGCCTGTCCAAGGTAGTTTACGGTACATATCACGAGCCATTATCTCGTTCCTTGTTCAGAATAATCTATATCCATTCCAATAGCAGATGACCAGTTAGCACCTGTAGGCGTTAAAGCTACTCTATGATAACGACCTGCACTTCTTACAGAGCATCTATCTTCTTGACTTGCTGATACAGATGAACCATAAGTAATAGTGTCATCTAACATTTTACGACTTGCTACTTGTACGTTAGCAGAACCATTGTCTACAGATGGTCTAATAAGTGTAATAACAGAGTTATAACCATATTCTAGGTCATTAGTGATAATAGAACCTGTAGCGTATGTGCCTGTAAATGTGATAATTCTAGTGCCACGAACACCACCAAATAAGAACTTACCACCTTTATATAGTCTATCGTCTAGTGTTGTTACAAGTGTGTCTACAGTTTTGAGTGCTGCTGCGGATGCTGCCATATCTATGGCTACACCTGTACCTGAACCTGCACCTGTAGCTGTAAATAATACACCTACTGTATTAGCTACTGCACCTATAAGAGTAAAGTCTGTATTGCCTACTGTTCTAATTGTATAAGACTTACCTACAACAAATGCACCTGCTGTTATATTGTAAGCAGAGTCAAGACCATCTAATGTTGTACCTGAAGTTGCTAGTGTAGATAAATAGTCTACATCTGTATCTGCTTCACACCATTTTTGTGTTTCAAAATTATAGATAAGTAGTGAACGACCACCGGATACGTTGCCATAATTCCAAATAACTAAATTACGTTCAGGGTCTACTGCTGCTGATATAGAGTCAATATCACCAATGTTAGCGTTGTTAAAGAAGTATCTGTCTACCTTTTCAGAACCAATACCTGTTAATGTTTGACCATTGGTAGCATAAAAACCATCATCTGATAAGAAGTAAGCTGTACCTGAGTATTGTGCTATAGAGTTACCTTCTATACATCCTACGTTACGAGAGATAGTGTCAAATTGGAATATAAGAGGTGAGCCAATATATGACATTCTGACAATGGCTTTTTCTAGGAATACAATACCAAACTCACCACCTACGATACCGGTTATATCACCGCCGTCAGGGAGTAATTGGAAGTCACTTTGAGAAGTAGCTGTAGTAGTCCAAGTGGTTGCATCATTGATACCTGACCATTGCACCTTGTTAGGAGTCGTACCTGCACCAATATTAGCTGCAACTACAAAGTCACGAACTGCTGTAATGTATTTAGCGATAGGCGCATCTGAGCTTGCATCTGCAAAAGCTGTAGAACTGTTTACGTCATACGCTTGTATCTTTTCAGAGCCATTAGCGGCAAGTGCTAAGTTACCAAACTGTAAGAATTGCCATCTACCAGTACCTGTATAACCACCTGACTTAGACTCGTCTACTAGAGACAAGTCTGTATTGTCTACTTTAAATAGTTTAGTAGCACCACCAGCAAAGATAAATACGTCATTATCTAGTTTAGCAGCAAATACGTTATTTAAGTCTTCTGAAGCTGCACCTGAATAAGTTACTGCTGACTTAAACGGACCATAACCTACAGCTAAAGGAATGACGTTATTGGCTTCTGATACAGAGTCTAATATGCTAGGTTGGTCAGGTAACCATTCTTTAAATGCTATACGTTGTGCAGGCATTATTAGGCTTTCATAATATAGCAAAGTGCATAGTAAGGAGGTAAATTAGCGTTTGTTCCGCTTACACCAGTTGAAGCATTGGTTACAGAAATACCAGTAGTTTCTGTTGTAGGTGTTCTTGTGGTTGCACCAACATTTGATGGGTTCCAGTCAAAACCACTACCACCACCACCTAATTGTTGAACGCCTCTTGCTGTATGGGTATGACCTGGATCTGTAACGGAAGCTGTATGAGTATGGCTTACAATAACTGCATCTGCTGAACCGCCAGTTGCATTGACAGCATAAGTAGATGTAGCACCTACTACAAAACGGTTGCGTAAGTCTGGTGTAGAGTTAGAGCCATCACATAATAACCAACCACTAGGAATAGTTGCTGAAGAGCCTGACCATATAATAATACCACCTGATGGTATAGCATAACCCCATGTAGGTGTATTGCTGCTACCTGCTGATAACAATACTTGACCACTAGCACCTGCTGTTCCGTCTAATTGGAAAGCGCCTGTAACATTAAGTGTGCCTGATGATACTGCTTGACCTGAAGCTACTAATGTTCCTGCAACTGTAAATGGGTCACCACTAGTACCTGTTTGTTGGTCTTTTAGTAATGCCATTAAGCTACGAACAGCGTTGTTTAAGTTAGCTGGTGAACAACCTTCAGCAATATTGATATTGGTAATATCGGTATTGTCTGCTGCTGTTGAGCTAAATTCTGAAATTTTGGTTTTTGCCATGTTTTATCCTTGTCTGAGCCATATATCGTTACTTGGTGATACTTCTGTCCATGTATTTGCACTTGCTGTTACATCTGACCATGTGTCTGTAGATGGTGATATTGCAGTCCATGTATCTGTTGAAAATGTTGAGTCTGTCCATGTATCTGTGCTAAATGGTGTAGGTGTCCATTCTTCACCTTGTATATATCCTTTAGCAGTTACTGTGCCTATACCTTCTACATAAGCAAAACCAGCTAATATAGCGTTAGCACTTGCTGTGACTGTAGCAAAGGCATTTACATGAGCATCACCACTAAACTCCATACCACCTAATGCTGTGACTGTGGCAGTTCCTGTGATAGATGCACTATCAAATAAAAGTCTGTTAGCGTCTGCTGTGACTGTTGCATTACCTGTAATACTTGCAGAGTCTGTTCTTGTGCGTTGTGCAGATACTGTAACTGTAGCAGTAGCTGTAATAACACCGTTAGCAGAGAATATGCTATTAGCATTAGCAGTAACTGTAGCGTTACCTGTGATAGAGCCAGTACCAAACTGAACTCTGTTACCATTTGCTGTAACAGTAGCGTTAGCAGATATACTACCACTACCGAATAATGTCGTATTAGCACTAGCACTTACTGTCGCTGTGCAATTTACATCTGCGTTACCATAGATGAATGAGAAACCGTCTACAGTAATGATAGCATAGCAAGATATATCTGCACTACCTGTGCGTGTTCTAGTAGCGTCAGCAGTAACTGTACCTATGCAGTTTACGACTGCGTTACCAAATTGTAGTCTAGTGCCACTAGCTGTTACAGTAGCATTGCTTGTAATAGCAGCACTAAATGGTAGTATTCTAAAGCCTAATGCTGTAACAGTAGCTGTTGCATTTACACTAGCAGAGGCTAGTAGTGTTTGTCCGGCTGCTAAAGAGCTAAATGGGCTTTGCGAAAACGCTGATATGCCAAACATTTAGTTCTCCTTTATTTATTCATCTGCTGGTAGTGGCGTATTGCCTTCGTCTAACCATTTAAGGTAGGCTTGGTAGTCTGTGTTAGCTGGATCAAATGGAATGTTTGCACCATCAGATAAACGATATACGCATACTATTTTTCCACCTATACCAGGAGTGCTTAATTTATAGTTCTGCACTTGCATGCCAAGCTCCTATTATTAATTTTTGAGACCCAACAGTAAGTGTTCCTCCACTTGCATTAGCCACATTAAAACCCCAAGTTTTAGATCCATTGGGAACAGTTGCACTATTAGCAGCATAATCAGTACCAACATCATTTGACCATCTTGTTGTATTTGCTGGTGTGGAATATGGATATAAAGTTACAGTTGGAGCTGCCCTTTTTATTACTTTATATATAACATCAGCATAATAGCTGTTATTTACTATATTGTTGTAAAGATTAGTTACAAGAAATGTTGCATCATTAGCCGAATTAATTGCTGTTGCAGGTTCTGCTGACTTTTCAAAATATCTTAGACATAAATTTAATTCTGTTCCATAAGATCTATAGTCAAATGATGTAGCTGTACTGCCTACTTCTAGTTGAACTCCTGTGATGTACCAAGTGGCATTAAGTGTGCCAATGACTGAGACTGCGCTTGTGGCAGATAAAAACAGAGAGCCAGCCCAAGACCCAGCAGTACCGCTATAAGTTGAGCCAACGCCTAAACCTAAATTTAATTGTATTCCTGTTTCTGTATTGGTTAGCCAAGTTCCGCTAGTATCGCCTGGTATGGTGATAAATTTTTGTTCCCAAGTATTAGCAGCTGAGATTGTGTAAGTAAATGGGTAACTTCTGTTTAAGGCATTATTGGTTAAAGAACCACCAAAAGTGCCAGTTAATGAACTACGCACCCAAAAAGATAATGTTACGGTTTTAGCATTAGCAGTTCCCCACGCCAAATCAGAAATGTTAGTTCCTTCAATTTTTTGCAAAACCACAGCGTATTGAGTTGCGCTTAAACTTGTATCTGCTGTTGTAGTAGTGCAAATAAGTGAATTTACAAACCCTGTCGGTGCGGTGCTTGACTGTTGTCCAGTCATTGCCCCATCAGTATCTTCAACCCCTTGCCATCTATCAACTGTATAAATACCAACGCTATTCAAAGTAACACTCGCACCAACATTTCTTTGGTCAATCATCATTGCACCATTTATGATGCGGTTTTTAAAGTTGTAGTAACCTGTTGTAGTTCCTGTGCCACCATTTGCTTCAGGTAACGTACCTGTAACACCTGTAGTAAGAGGAAGTCCTGTAGCATTTGTAAGAGTTGCAGATGCAGGAGTTCCTAAACCAATAGAGTTTCCACTACCGTCTAAATATAGTGCTTTTTCGGCAGGATACGTGACAAATACGTTTTTAGTACCTGCACTAAAATTGACAGCAGTTCCACCATTACTAGACTCTAAAATAGTGTCACGTGATAAAGTAGTGCCTGAAGATGTATAAGTACCTAGACCTACTTCCCATTCTGAACCACCAACAATAGTATAGTAAGTAGTATTAGCGTTACCGATAACAGAGAATGACTGAAAGCCAGCAACTGCACCAGCAAGCGTAAACGTACCTGTGCCTGTTGTGGTAGAAGTTTCCTGTACCCTATCCTTTACGACTAAAGGCATGAGTTATCCTTAAGCTAAAGTAACTGAAAGGTTGCCTGTTGAGATCTTAAAGATGTCACCAGAGTCAATAGTTTTAGATGTATCTAAAGGGCTATGGTAAAGTAAATTACCACTTGATAAAGCATCATTAATGCCAATCCAACCTACAGTTCCCCATGAAGCTGTTGCTGTTGGGAATGTAACGTCAGCAGAGTTAGTTGTTACACCGTTAGAAGGTGCGCCAAATGTGACTGCTGTTCTAGCGTATGAACCACCTGATACTTCTGTACCACTACCTGCGTCTGTAGGGTCTGAAGTCCATAGTGATACATATACTGTTGCTACTGATGTATATGTTGTGTTGCGTAGAGTTGCATTAATTAACGCATTCTCTAGGTAGTTACTCATTTCTGCCATAATATTTTCCTTATCTTGGTGTTACGCTTAATGTTGTGTATGGATATGTTGCACCTAAGTCGCTTTGCTTAATATTAGCAATGGCTCTATCGTATAAAGCAGACCATGTAGCAATTCTTTGGTCGTTCATAAGATATGGTTCTGCCTCTGCTAGAGTTGCGTAAAGTAAAGCGTCTGGGTAGTATGCTAAGAACAAGTTACTAGCTGTTGTGCTAGATATAAATGTAGGTTGAGCATAATATAAAATTTGAACTGTGTAGCTTGTATCAGGACCTGGTGCAAACTTAAACTCTGTACCTAACATAGTGAAATAGTGAGGTCTGCCTGATAATGTTGTTTGACCATCTCTAAAGAATAAGTCAGGTGACTGAAACTCTAGTAATACAGGTGGGTTTCCTAACATGTGTATTTCTCTAACTTCTAAAAAGTCTGTAGGAAAGCCTACTGTGCTATCTGTTGTATCAGCAGTAGCAACCTTTAACATTCTTTCTGTTCTTAGATCACGACTCATTCTAAATTGTGCCATCTGAATAAAGTCAGGTATCTGTGATGTTAAGTCTGTTCGTGCTAGGTAGTTTTCTACCGTAGTTACAAACGAGGTGTAGTTAGTAAACGCCATCTAATTGTCCTTTTAGTCTATCCCAGCACTTGTCCATCTCATCTTTATGCCATTCACTAGCAGCTAATGAGCTTAACCATGCTGTTCTATCAAAATGTGTTAAGTTTTCTATGTCTTTTATGTTATTGGATACAGGAATTGCAGGGCTATAAGGTGAACCTATGACGGGAACACCACGAATAAGTGCTTCTACATCTGCTACACTACCAAAACTCACAATAACATGAGCTTTTTCTAATGTTTTCTTAAAGTCACCTTCACCTTTACGCTTAATGACAATTTTTCTCTCTGTATGTTTCCTAATTTCTTCTATTGTGCTGTCTAACCAATTAGAAGTTTGGTAAATATAGGCTATTTTTTCTGGTGGTGGTAAGATAACTACGTTTTCACCACTACGATACTCGTGAACTTTAGGTATTTCTCTATCTGATACACGCCAGTCTGTGCAATGGTAGTTATTTACACAAAACCTAGCCCACGATAAGTCCATTTCTCTATGAAAATAGCCATGGTCTATCAAAATATATGGTATTTTTTGTTCTCTACATGATATTTGTATCTTATCTGCACCATGTAAATTACCCACTACGACTGGAATTGACTTACCATCCCATTCTTTTGTTAAAATGCCCTTACAATGCGTTTGTAAGCGTTTTAAGACGTTATCTCTGCGCTCTATACCACTCAGTATTAACTGCATCTAAAACCTGTTCTACGCTTATTGCTTTGCTTTTTAGAAGGCAATGTTGACATACGCTATCATAAGTCCCACATGGTTCTGAACCGTCATGTATATTTCTATGGGTGTCATATCCTAAGTGCCTCGGTGAAGTAAAACCTGTCCATATCACTACAGAAGGTATGCCTAATGCTGCTGC